AAGCAGGAGCTGCCGCTGCCGAGCCTGCTCACGCAGCCGTCCGCGCAGGGAACCCTGCACGACTGGGTGTTCCGGGCGGTGACGTCGCTGGCCTACCGCGGCAATGCGGTCGGCGTGGTGACGGCCCGGGACTATCTGGAGGTCCCGACCGAGATCGAGTGGCTGGACCCGGCGTTCGTGCTGTGCGAGGACCGGCTGGCGTCGATGGGGGAGCCGGGCTCCTTCACGAACCCCAAGTTCTCGTACTTGGGGGAGCGGCTGCCGAACGAGGACGTCGTGCATATCCCGTGGTTCCAGCTCCCGGGCCGCGTGTGGGGCATGTCGCCGATCGGCGCGTATGCCGTGACGGTGTCGACGGGCCTTGCCGCGCAGAAGTTCTCCGACGACTGGTTCAGGGCGGGCGGGGTGCCGCCGGGCCGGTTCAAGAACAGCATGCAGACCGTCGACCAGAAGGACGCCAACGTCATCAAGCGGCGTCTGGTGCAGGCGATCCGGTCGCACGAGCCGATCGTGTACGGCAAGGACTGGGAGTACGAGCCGTTCACCATCAGTCCGAACGAGGCGCAGTTCGTGCAGACGATGCGCCTGACCGCGTCGACGATCGCCTCCATCTACGGCATTCCGCCGGAGATGATCGGCGGCGAGACCGGCGGGTCGATGTCGTACAGCTCGCCCGAGCAGCGGCAGATCGAGCTGGTCCAGTTCTCGCTGCTGCCGTGGCTGGCACTGCTGGAGTCGCATCTGTCGGCACTGCTGCCGCGCGGCCAGTACGTGAAGTTCGATCCGGACGTTCTCATCCGTGCCGATCTGAAGACCCGCTTTGAGGTGCACGAGAAGAAGCGGCTCATCGGCTGGGACAACATCGACGGGCTGCGGGCCCTGGAGGACGAGCAGCCGCTCCCGGGCGGGGCGGGCCAGGACTACAGGCCGCTCCCGATCGCCGCAGGCGCGACGATCTCGCCTCCCGCAATCCGGAGTGACGAGCCGTTCAAACCGCGTCTCATCAGGACCCAAGAGGGGATAGAGGACCATGGTTGACCGGCATCAGCTGCGGGATGCGCCGGAGAGGCGCAGTATCGCCGCGGACGGCTTCGAGATCCGCAGCAAGGGTGATGGCCTGGCGCTCACCGGGTACGCGTCCGTCTTCGATAACGGTTACCAGGTTCTCGGCGGCCCGCCCTACGGCTGGGTTGAGCGCGTCGACAAGCGGGCGTTCGATACGACGCTCGCAGCGAAGCCGGACCTGCACCTGCTCATCAACCACGAGGGCATGCCGCTCGCGAGGACGAAGAGCGGCACGCTGCGCCTGTCGACGGACTCCAAGGGCCTCCTGGTCGAAGCCGATCTGGACCGCCGGGACCCGGACGTGCAGCGCCTGGAGACCAAGATGCAGCGCGGCGACATGGACGAGATGTCGTTCGCTTTCCGCGTGAAGGCCGACAAGTGGTCGGACGACGACACCGAGCGGACCCTGACCGAGGTGTCCCTGCACAAGGGCGACGTCAGCGTCGTGAATTTCGGCGCGAATCCGGCCACCAGCGCCCAGCTGAACAGCATGCAGGAGGCGCTGGACCTGCTTGCGAACGTGGATCCCGAGCAGGCCATGGCCGAACTGCGCTCCGGCGACACGCGGGCGATAGAGCGGCTCGCCGCGGCCCGCGAAAGTCTTGCCGCACTGCACCGGGGGCTGACGCCGCCGGCAAAGCGCGCCAGCATGTCGGTGGCCGAGGCGCTGGCCGTACAGGGGGGCGAGCCCCGAAGCGTCGCCCTCGCTGCCGGGATCCCGGCTCATTCGACGTCCGTCACGGACGTCCCTCTCGACCGGCGGTCGGCGCTGTCCGCCGCACCCGACGATCAGGTGGTGCTGCGCTACATGCACGCCTGGGTCGACCCGGACGGCAATCCGGACGACAAGGCTAGCTACCGGGGCGCCCACCACGAGGGCCGCATTGGCGCGCCCGCCCATCTGGCGGCGGTGCGCTATCACCTGTCGATGCTGGAGCACTCCGACATCCCCGAGGACCAGCGGGCCGCCGTCGAGCGGCATCTGCGCCGGCACCTCGACGAAGCCGAATAGTCCGGCTTCCCCACCTACTTAGCGCGGTCTGGCACTGACCGCGTTGCTGTCGCGCGCCTGGCACTGGCTGGTCGACGGCACCCCAGACCCGGCACGGGTCGCCGTCATGCCCATTTGCCAACGGAAGGCAGGCTCGCTCATGGATGAGCGACTGAAGCGGCTCATTGCTCGACGCGAGCAGGCTGCGAAGGACCGCGAGACTCTGATCTCGAAGCGGAAGGCCATCACTGACCTCGCCGAGGAGGAGGCCCGCGAGGACCTCCTGCCGGAGGAGGACGCCGAGTTCCGCGAACTGACCGCCCAGGTCAAGTCGAAGGACGAGGAGCTCCGCAGCTACGACGAGCGGATCGGCGAACTGTCGGAGGAGGGTGAGCGGAGCCGCCAGGTCACCGCGGGTGCGCTCGCGGTGAAGCGGGCCGCGGCCCGCGCCGAGTCCGTCACCGAAGCGCGCACCTACGAGCGCGGCAACGGCCGCTCGTACCTGCAGGACCTGGCCCGCGTCCAGCTCAACATGGACGCCGACGGCGGTTCTCGCGAACGACTGCAGCGTCACGCCCAGGATGTGGCCACGGGCCAGGAGTACCGCGACCTCAACCGGACCGACGGGAACGGCGGCTATGCTGTCCCGCCGCTGTGGCTGATGAGCCAGTTCGTCGAGCTGGCCCGCGCCGGCCGGGCCTACGCGAACGTCGTCAACAACCAGCCGCTGCCGCCCGGCACCGACTCCATCAACATCCCGAAGGTCGCCACCGGGACCGCCGCCGCGATCCAGACCGCTGACAACGCGGCGGTCCAGGAGACGGACCTCACGGACACCTTCATCAACGCCGGGGTGAAGACGGTCGCCGGCCAGCAGGATGTGGCGATCCAGCTCCTGGACCAGTCCCCGGTGTCGTTCGACGAGGTCATCTTCCGGGACATCGTGGCCGACTACGCGACGAAGGTGGACCTCCAGGTCATCTCCGGTTCGGGTGCGGCCGGTCAGGTGACGGGTGTCCGTGGCACGTCGGGCATCACGACGGTGACGTACACGTCGGCGACTCCGACGGTCGCCCAGTTCTACAGCAAGATCGCGGACGCTGTGCAGCGGGTTCACACCCTGCGCTTCATGGCGCCGACGGTGATCGTGATGCACCCGCGCCGGTGGGCGTACCTGCTGGCGGCCTCGGACTCCAGCGGCAGGCCGCTGGTCGTCCCGGATGCGGGGAACCCGCAGAACGCGATCGCCACGCTCGGCACGGTCGGTTCTCAGCAGGTCGTCGGGCAGATGCACGGCCTGCCCGTGGTCACCGACCCGTCGATGCCGACCAACCTGGGTGCGGGCACGAACGAGGACGTCGTCCACGTCCTGCGCGCGAGCGACATCCTGCTGTACGAGTCGGGTATCCGCTCGCGGGTGCTGCCCGAGGTGGGTTCCGGCAACCTGACGGTCCGCCTGCAGGTGTACGGCTACCTGGCGTTCACGGCGGCTCGCTACCCGGCGTCGGTCGTGGAGATCGGCGGCACTGGCCTCGTCAGCCCGTCGTTCTAGATCAACTAGTGGGGGCCGGGTTTCGGCCCGGCCCTCCCGGGAGCGTGCATGCGAGACGAGCAGACGTTCACCCGCCATGCCGTGCAGGGCTGGCTGTCGTGGGACGAGTGGTCACCGGAGCAGGACTTCTGTCGCTTCGCAGGCATGCTGCAGCGGATGCTGCAGCCGAAGGTCGTGCTGGAGACCGGTGTCGGTATCGGCCGCATCACCGGCCATCTCGACCTGGAGAGCTGCGAGTTCCTGGGCTTCGAGTCGGATCCGGAGTGGCGTCAGCCGCCTGCCCACCCAGGGCAGGTGACGCCGTCGGCCGAGCAGATGGCCTCGGCGGATCTGGTCATCCTGGACAGTGATCCGGACTGGCGTTTCCCGGAGATCAAGCTATGGGGCGAGGTGGGCAAGCCGGGCTCGGTCTGCATCGTGCACGACTGCGGTAACGGGCATGCAGAGTCCACGCTGCACCACCAGTTGGGGCAGGCCTGCGCGGCGACCGGTCAGCCCGGACGTCTGCTGCTGAACCCGCGGGGCGGTTGGATGGGGATTCACTCATGAGGATCATCGGGCTTCTGTCGTGGTACGAGGAGCCTGCCTCGTGGCTGGCCGAGTGTGTGGCGAGCGCGGCCCGGCTGTGCGACCACCTGATCGCCGTTGACGGGCCCTACGCCCTCTTCCCGGGTGCGGTGCGCAAGCCGGCCTCGGGCATGGAGCAGGCGGAGGCGATCGCTCATGTTGCGGCCGGCGCCGGTATGGGCTGCACGATCCACGCGCCGCGTCAGCCGTGGTGGGGCAACGAGGTCGAGAAGCGTGACTTCATGTTCCGTCTCGGCTCGACGATGGCGGAGCCGGGCGACTGGTTCCTGCGGATCGACGCCGACGAGGTGCTCACGCAGGTCCCGGACGATACGCGGACGCTGTTGGCGGCGACGTCGCTGGACGTCGCCGAGGTCACCATGTGGGAGCGCGACGACTTGGACTCGCAGTTCCCGATCCGGGTGCTGTTCCGCGCCCTCCCCGGGATTGGAATCCAGCAGGCCCACTACGTGGTGACTGCCCCCGGCGAGTCCGGGACGCGGGTGCTGTGCGGCAACGAGGTCAAACACCGCGCGGAGCCCGCTGAGGCGCTGTGGGATGTGCGGCTGGAGCACCGCACCCGGCAGCGCTCACCGCTACGCAGGCAGCTGAAGAACGACTACTACGCGAGGCTGCCCGAGATCGAGCAGGTGAGGGAGCTATGACAACCATTGACGACCGCTACAAGGATGCCCTGATCGAAGAGCACGCGTCCTACGTGCGGGCCAAGCGCACCAAGGACGCCAACCACGTGGCCGCCGTCCTCAAGGAGCAGTACGGGCACGACGTCGCGGAGAGCGGCGCCGAAAAGGACGAGGAGCCGCAGCGGGCCCCTGAGCGTGCGGACGCCGAGAAGGCACCAGAGAACACTGCCGACCCGAAGCCCCGGCGCACGGCCCGCGCGAAGCCCGCGTCGGACGACAAGGCCGGCAACTGATGGACGCGCAGGTGTTCGTCCTGACCGTGGAGGCGTCGGGCGAGGTCACGCCCGCACCGGAGCCGGAGGCCGACGAGCCTTCCGACGAGGAGGAGTTGACCGATGGCTGAGGGCCTGAGCACGACGCTGGTCTCCAACTGGCTGAACACCTTGAGGTCGGCCGGGGCCGCGTTCGGCCCGGTGGCCGCGCAGTACGCGCAGTTGCACACGGCCAATCCTGGCGCCGCGGGCACCACTGCGATCAGTGCCGGATCGGCCACCCGCGTCATCTTCACGCACGCCGCGTCGTCCGCCGGTTCGGCGCTTGCGCTGACCGGCACGAACCCGGCGTGGACCAACGGCGGCAGCTCGGAGACCATCACCGACATCTCCGTGTGGACTGCGGTCACCGGCGGCACGTTCCTCTACTCCGTCGCACTGACGGCGTCGAAGGCGTGGGGTAGCGGCGACACGTTTACGCTGACGAGCCATGGCGTCTCGCTGACTCCGCAGGCGGCGTGACGTGGCCCGCTACAGCGTGGCCGCTGCTGCCGTGAAGGCGTCGGCGAGTGCCACGGACAAGGCCATGTGGAATGTGAAGGCCGGAGCCACGAAGAGCCTCGCGGTCTACGAGATCGGCGTGTTCCTCGAATCCGGGACGGCCGCGGCGGTCGGCTTCGCTCTGCTGCGGATGCTTGCCGTCGGCACCGGTGCGATCACGTCGGATACTCCTACCGCGGAGGATCCGGCGCTCGGTGCGGCCAGTGCGGTGCTGGAGAAGACCTGGGCGACCACCGATCCGACGACGACCGGCAATGCGCTGCGGCGCGGTACGACCCCGGCGACGCTGGGTACGGGATTCATCTGGGTGTTCCCGGCGCCTGGGCTGATTGTTCCGGCGGCGGGTGGTCTGGTGATTGCGCAGACGGCGGCGGCTACCACGGCGAACTTGCGCTGCTACGTCGGCCTCGACGAGAACTGACCCATGGCTGCGGGGCGCGTCGGCGCGAGCGGCTTCGTCACGGCGGGCGGGGCGCGGGCCGGGCTGCGGTCGCGGATCGTACAGAGCCCGCCTCCGCAGGCCGGGCCCGGATGGTCTGGCGTCGCAGCCGCCCGCACCACACCGAAAGCCCTCGGGGCGGACATTGCGGCCGTCGGGCTCGCGCTGTCGTCATTCAAGGACGACTTCAGCGACAACTTCACGGATCCGGCCCTGTGGCCCAATAGCTTCGGAACCTACAGCGAGGTCGGCGGCCGGGCCCGCGTCTCCTGTGATGCAGGCTTCAACGCCTACTCCTCGGCGCTCACCTACAGACTCGCCGAGTCCTCGATGTACCTGCGGGTGTATCCGCCCGCTGCGGGTGGCGCGACCACCGAGGCGTGGACGCAGGTTCTGATTAAGCAGCAGACGTCTGGTACGGACATCGGCTTTGAGATCAGTCCGTTGTCCGGGAATCTGACGATGTTCGGCAGGACCGGGTTCTTCGACGCGGGCGCCGTCGTCATCCCCTACGACGCGGCTGCTCACGCGTGGCTGCGTGTCCGGGAGGCAGGCGGCAACGTCTTCTGGGACACGAGCCCAGACACGCTCACCTGGACGAATCAGCGGACGCTTGCTTCCCCGGCGTGGGTCAACGACCCGAATCTTGAGTTCCAGCTGATCGCCCACCGCAGCGATGGCACCAATGACTTCGCCGAGTACGACAACCTGAACACTCCGGTCAACGTGGTGCAGGGGCAGGCGTCCCTCGCTGTGTCGGGTGGCCTGTCGGCTGCTGGCGCGATGGCTTCCGTTGGCGCGGCGAGCCTGGCGGCCAGTGCGGGGCTGTCTGCTACGGGTACACGGGCCGCGTCGGGAGGCGCCTCCCTCGCGGGGGCGGCTTCTCTGTCAGCTGCTGGGGCGCGGGCCGCCACGTCCACGGCGGCCCTGGCCGCCTCGGCGTCCGTGAGCGCGGCCGGGAGTGTCGGCACACCCGGTTCCGCCGCCCTCGCGGCGTCCGGGTCGATGAGTGCCGATGGCGCAGTGCAGAAGGCTTCATCCGCTGCGGTGGCCGGCTCTGTGTCGCTGTCCGCGGCTGGTCAATTGGGCGCGACTGCGGGGGCGGCTCTGTCAGCGTCCGTCTCGATGGGCGCCTCAGGCGTATCCGGACGGGCGCTGGATGGTGTCCTGGCGGGTGCCGCTGCCCTGTCCGCTGGCGGCTCGCTGTCGACGACGGGGGCTGGTTCTCTGTCGGCGGCGGTGACGTTGCAGGCAGCGGGGCAGGTGGCAGCTGCGGTGGTAGCGGGTAAGGCGCGGGCCGCTGTTGGTGCGGGTCCGTCGGCAAGGCGCGGGATTCCGGCAGTTGCGGTGGCGAGGGGCGGAGGCGGATCGTGATCGACCTAGGCTCCGTTTATCAGATAGCCGTCGACGTGCTGGACGCGTCCGGCGCCCCGGCAAGCCCGTCGTCATCGACGCTGACCGTCACGTTGCCGGACGGGACCACGGTCGCACCGTCAGTTCCGGCGCCGGCGACGGCTGGCCAGCTGCGGGTCGACTATGTGACGTCGCAGGTGGGCCGTCACGCCTGGCGGATGGTCACCACGGGTCCGACGACCGCGTACACGGACGTCTTCGATGTGCGGCCTGCGGTTCCGGGCGGCATCGTGTCGCTGGCGGACGCACGCGCCCAGCTCAACATGGGTGTGATGGAGACCGCCGACGACGACGAGCTGCGCAGCTTTATCGGCGCGGCGACGGGCGCGGTGGAGCGAGCGCTGGGCAGGACAGTGGTCCGGCGCTCGTTCACCGACCGGTTCGAAGTCGGCAGGGCGACAGCCGAGTTGCTGCTGCGGAATGTTCCAGTGCTGTCGCTCGCGTCGGTCGTCTCGGCGGACGGCGCCACGACGTGGAGTACGGCGAACTTGCGGGTGGATGGCGAGACGGGCCTGGTGACGGTCGTTTCCGGTGCTGCACTCACTGGCGCGGTGGATGTGACCTATCAGGCGGGCGACACGGTGATCCGGGAGGATTACCGGCTTGCCGCGCTGATCATCGTGCAGCATCTATGGGAGACGCAGCGCGGCACGATGGGCGTCCAGCTCGGCGGCGACAACGAGCCCTACGTCGCAGGCCGCGGGTTCGCGATCCCGCGGCGGGCCCTGGAGCTCCTCGACACCCAGCTGCCGGGGGTGGCCTGATGCCTGAAGTCACGTACCTGCCGAACCGTGCTCGGTTCGAAGGGCGATACGAGATCGAGTTCGTCGACGGCCCGATCCACCTCACGGCGGTTCGGGTGACCTTCTGGGGAGCACGCCGAGCAGTTCGGAAGATGCAGCGTCAGGCTGCCAGGCATCGGCAGAGGATGCGACGAGTTGAGGCGATGACCCAATGACCTGGTCTTCTCGACTTCCCGCCGCCATGGATGCCCTAGTCGCGGTTTTCAATGCCGCTCCCGAACTGGCGGGCGTGACGGTGCGGGACGGGCCGTCCACGTCGCAGGCGACTGTCCGCGAGGTGATCTCGGTCGGCTACACGGGCTCTGACGGAGAGGCCGACGCAGATTCCCAGCTGACGACGGAGGGGCTCGGCGGATCCTCGGACCGGGAGCAGTTCACCATCCGGTGCGCCGCAGCCGCATTGCGCGGCACCACTGATCTACCGGCGGCCCGGCAGCGGGCTTACGAGCTGCTGTCGGCTGCCGGTGCGGCCATTGCCCGGGACCGCACGCTGGGCGGGGCGGTCATGCGCGCCATGGTCGGCTCGCACTCGCTCACTCAGGGACAGACCAACGATGGCGCGCAGGCAGTCGTCGTGTTCGAGGTGTCCTGCGACGCGTACAGCGGCCGTTAGAACCTGCCGTCCCGGCCACCACTTCAGGGCAGTCATGCGCGGATCGTCCTCGCGTGCCGATGACACGTCAATCAGAACAGGAGTACGCGGATGACCGCGCTCGTCACCCAAGTCGTCCCGAATGTGGGCGTCGACATCTCCACCTCGCTCGTCGCTGCCACCAACGGCGACACCGCAGCATGCGGACCCAGCACGTTCCTGCTGGTCAAGAACGCCAGCGGCGCGGGCATCACCGTCACGCTGACGACGCCCGGCCAGATCGACGGCCGGCTCGCCATCGCGGACAGCACTTCACCGAGCATTGCGCTCACATCCGGGCTTGGCGTCATCCCGCTCATCGCTTCGCTGTACGCGGATCCGACGACCGGGCTGGCGAGCATCGCCTACTCGGCCACCGGTTCGGTGACCGTCGCGGTGGTGAGGGTCCCGTGAGCACTGTGCTGATGCGGCATCCGTCGCTGCCGCGGGAGCAGGAGATCGAGGTCGACGCCGGAGCGGTTCCGCACCACGCGGCAGCCGGCTGGCAGCCCGTCCCGGTCGAGGAGCTGGAGGCCCGGGCGGCAGCCAGGGCGAAGGCCGTCGCAGACGCCCTTGCCGCCGAGGCCGAGATGGTCGCCGAGGCGCAGGTTGAAGAACCGGCGGAGGAAGTAGCCGCCGAGGTAGAGGCGGATGAGCCGCCCGCCGACAAGCCCGCGCGGCCACGCGCAAAGTCCGCCCAGAAGAAGGCCGAGGAGTAACCCATGGTCGCCACCCCGATCACCGCGACGACCCGATACATCCCGCCGGGCGTGACCCGGTACTACTTCGTGTCCACGATCGCGAACAAGAACAGCCCCACGCGGTCCGAGCTGAACGCCGGCAGCGACCTGACGGCGGAGATCGCCGCCGTGTCGGGCTTCGCAACGTCTTCGGACCAGCAGGACACCCCTGACCTCGGCACGCGCTTCGTGTCGAAGATCCCGGGACGCATCACCGCCGACGACTCGTCGATCACCCTGTACATGTCGTCGACGTCGAACGACGTGCGTACCCTGCTGCCGCGCGACACGGCGGGTTTCATCTGCATCTTCCCTGAGGGCGACACCGCCGGGCTGAAGTACGACGTCTTCCCGGTGAAGGTGACGGGTCAGCCGAAGCAGCGCGACGTCGAGAACCCGGCGCAGATCGTAATTCAGTTCTCGATCACAAGCATCCCGGTCGAGAACATCACGGTGCCGTAATGGCAGGCGAGTGGGGGCTGCGCCACGGGAATGACCTGCGGCGCATCTCCCGCGAACTGCGCGGCATCGACAACAAGGAGATCAAGAAGCGGTTCGCCAAGGAACTACGGGCCGCCGCCAGGCCGCTCGTTCCCGTGGTCCGCAACTCGATCCGCTCTATCCCTTCGAAGCGCGCCTATAGCGCGTCCGGCCTGCGCGGGAACCTGTCGCGTGCCACGAAGCTCGAGGTCCGCACCGTCGGCCGGGAGGCGGGCATCGCGATCCGTGTCGACGGCCGCAAAATGCCCACCCACATGAAGGGCCTCCCGAAGGCCGTCGAGGGCACCAAGCGCTGGCGGCACCCCGTCTTCGGCCACCGCAACGTGTGGGTCAACCAGCCGAAGCAGCCCTACTTCTTCCACGTCGTGCGACCTCTCGGCCCCGCCTCGCGCAAAGCGGTCAACCGCGTCCTCGACGGGATCTCAAAAGACATCCGCTAGGAGAACCATGGCCCTGTCCCGAGACGGCATCCTCGGAGCCGTAGACGTCCAGACCGAGAAAGTCTTCGTCAAGGAGTGGGGCGACGACGTCATCGTCCGCGGCCTCACCGGCGACGAACTCGATGCTTTCCAGGGCTCGGTCCGCCAGTTCCGGCCCACCTTCGACGGCAAAGGCATGGAAGCCGTCCTCGTCCAGGAAGGCATGCGGGCCAAGCTCCTCGTGAAATGCCTCATCGACGAGGCAGGGGAGCGCCTGTTCACCGACCAAGACGCGTCCGCGCTCGGCGCCAAGAACGGTGCCGTCATCGACAAGCTGTACGACGTCGCCTCCCGCCTGTCCGGCCTGTCCGAGGAAGAGAAGAAGGAACTGGAGGGAAACTCCGATCCGGCGGAGAGCGCCGGTTCTACTTCTTCCTCGCCCGACGCGTCTTCCACTGCTCTGTAGCGGAGATGCTCCGCCGGGTTTCCGCACGGGAACTCAGCGAGTGGGAGATCTTCTTCCGCCTCGAAGACGAGGACCGCGAGGCCGCCGAGAACGAGGCCGCTGAGCCCCGCAACCGTAACTGGCCCTGACCGCCCGTGAGTGAGGGGAGGCGTCATGGCCAGCTCCAGCATCGTCTACCGGCTCATCGCCCACGACAGCGCATCCCGCACCTTCAATACCGTGGGCCGTTCGGCGAGCAGCACGGAGCGCACGCTCGCGAAGCTCGGCCAGACCGCCGTCAAGGCGGGCGCGGCCATGGCTGCGGGGCTCGCTGTAGGGCTCGGCGAGTCGGCGAAGAAGGCCGCTGCCTTCCAGTCGGAGATGACCCGCATCTCCACCCAGGCCGGCGGTACGGCGAAGGACGTGAAAGTCCTCAGCGATCAGGTGTTGGCGCTGGGCACGTCTACCCAGCAGGGTCCGCAGCACCTCGCCGAGTCGCTGTACCACCTGAAGAGCGTCGGCATGGACAACGTCAGCGCCATGAAGGCGCTGAAAGAAGCCAGCGACCTCGCCGCGGTCGGCCACGCGAACCTGGAAGAGACCACCAACGCGCTCGCGGGCGCCTGGCGGACCGGCATCAAGGGAGCCACTAGCTTCCACGAGGCCGTCTCCACGGTGAACGCGATCATCGGCGCGGGCAACATGTCGATGGACCAGTTCAACGCCGCGATCGGCACCGGCATCCTGCCCTCGGCGAAGACCTTCGGCCTGTCGATGAAGCAAGTTGGCGCCGCCTTGGCCCTGATGACGGACGAGGGCATCGACTCGGCCTCGGCCGCCACTCGCCTCCGGATGTCGTTCTCGCTGCTGGGCGCCCCGTCGAAGGCGGCAGAGAAGCAGCTCGGGAAGATCCATCTCACGGGCCTCCAGCTCGCCGACGCCATGCGCGGCCCCAAGGGTCTGATCGGCGCGATCGGGCTCCTGAAGGAGCACCTCGACAAGTCGGGGCTGTCCGCGTCCAAGCAGTCGCAGTTGCTGTCCCGCGCGTTCGGCGGCGGCCGGTCCAGCTCCGGCATCCTGCTCATGCTCAACAACCTCGACGTGCTGGAGAAGAAGCAGGAGCAGATCAACCGGTCGACGGGCAAGTTCGACGACGCGGTCAAGATGCAGCGCAAGACCGCTGAGGCCCAATGGCACCTGCTCACCTCGAACTTGGAGGTCATGGGCATCCGGGTCGGCACGAAGGTGCTGCCGCCGGTGACGTCGTTCATCCACTTCCTGGCCACCGATGCGATGCCGGCTGCCGCGCGCTTCGGCAAGGCGATGGCAAGCATCGTTCCCGTCGGGCAGATCGCGCAGGGCTTCTCCACCGTGAAGGGCATGGTCGGAGACTTCCTCAAGGGCTTTTCCGGGACGAAGAAGGCTGCCTCGGATCTGGTCGGCGGCCTGTTCGACACCTCCCCGCACCTGGGCAGCAGCAAGGCGTCCGTGGCCTCCAAGGGGCCCGCACTCGCGCCTATGCCGCACTTCGGCGTGGGTCAGGTGGCACCCGCCACCGGTGTGCAGGGACCTGCCCTGGCGCCGATGCCGCATGGCGGGTCGGGTCTGGTGGCGTCGCTCGTTTCGCCGAAGGCGGCGCCCCCCAAGAGTGCTGCTCAGAAGATCGGCGAGACGATTCGCCGGGCCATCTCTGGCGGCTTCAAGGACATCAACTGGGGCAACCTGGGCTCGATCCTCGGCAAGGGCCTCGGGGATGCGATCGGCTGGGTCGGGAAGCACACCGCCGACTTCACCAAGAAGATCGCGAAGGTCTTCGCTGGCCTGGACTTCGTCGAGATCGGCAAGGGCTTCGGGGCGTCCGCAATCCCGCTTGCGATCGGCTTCATCAAGTCGGTGTTCGACCCGCTGTTCAGCCTGGATTTTTGGCGGAAACACTGGCTCGACACGATCCTCGCGGTCATCTCGATCATTCCGATCGGCCGTGTCGCCGGAGTGCTCGGCAAGGTCTTTGAGCACGTCCCGTTCCTGAAGGTCTTCGAACCGCTACTCAGGGGCGTCGGGAAGCTCGGCGGCTGGATCGAGAAAGCGTTCGGGAAGGCCGTGCGGTTCTTCGGCACGAACCTGTGGAGGGGGCTCGCCAAGGTCTTCCCCGAGGCCGCGAGCGTCGTCGAACGTGAAAGCGGGCTGCTCACCACGCGCATCGGCGTGTGGGGCATCAAGCTGATGGACAAGGGCAAGGCCGCCATCCACTTCCTGGGCAACGGCATCCGTGATGGAGCCGGCTGGGTCATTGCGAAAGTCGGCGAGATCGCAGCCCTTGTTGTGAAGCCTTTCGTCAAGGCTGGCGGCTGGCTGATCCGCAAGGGCGCGGACCTCGCGAAGGGCTTCGGCAGCGGCGTTGCCCGGGGCGGCCGGGTCATCGGCGGCTTCGCCAAGACGTGGATCATCGACCCGGTCGTCGGCGCCTTCTCGCGTGCCGGGTCGTGGCTCCTGTCCAAGGGGCGCGCTCTGGTCAGCGGTTTCAGGAGCGGCGTCAGTACCGGTGCGAAGGCCATCGGGGGCTGGGTGTTCGACCACATCCTGGTGCCCGTCGCCAACTGGATGGCCAGATCCGGAAGGTGGCTGATCAGCAAGGGCAGCGCGCTGGTCAGCGGCTTCAAGAGCGGTGTCAGCACCGGGGCCAAGGCGATCGGGAGCTGGACGACTTCGCACATCGTCAGTCCGGTCCTGGGCCGCTTCAGCAAGGCGGGCAGCTGGCTCGTGAGCAAGGGCGGCTCGCTGATCTCCGGCTTCAAGAGCGGGATCATCGGGACGATGAAGGGCATCGGCTCTTGGATCAAGAAGACCATCGTCGATCCCGTCGTCAATGCAGTGAAGCACTTCTTCGGCATCCGCAGCCCTTCCCGCGTATTCATGGGGATCGGCGGTCATCTGGTGTCCGGTCTCGTCAAGGGCATGGCGAAGACGAACGGATCGGCCATCGCGAAGAAGATCTTCGGTTCTCTGCCCAAGGCCCTCGGTTCGATCGTCAAGAAGGGCCTGGTCAGCATCACTAAGCTGCCCGGCAAGGCCCTGAAGGCTCTCGGCGGCCTCGGGGGTGACTTGCTCGGCCTCCTTGGTCTGGGTGGCAGCGGCGGCGGCTCGTCGGCAAACCAGAAGATCGGCGAGGCGCTCGCTGCTGCCCACGGATGGTCCGGCCCGCAGTGGGCCGCCCTGAAGAACCTGTGGAACGGTGAGTCCGGCTGGAACGAGCGCGCCCTCAACAAGAGCAGCGGCGCCTACGGGATCCCTCAGTCGCTGCCCGCGAGCAAGATGGGCTCGGCCGGATCGGACTGGAAGACGAACGCGTCCACCCAGATCAAGTGGGGGCTGTCGTACATCGCCGAGCGCTACGGCAACCCGCTGAACGCCTACTCGCAGTGGCTCGCCCGCTCGCCGCACTGGTACGCCAAGGGCACCGACGGCGCCGCCAAGGGCCTGGCCTGGGTCGGCGAGCGCGGCCCGGAGTTGGTGAACTTCAAGGGCGGCGAGGACGTCCTCAGCCACCCGCAGTCGATGGCGTTCGCCAAGGCCAACAACATCAAACTGCCCGGGTACGCGTCCGGCACCATCACCAACGCCGCGGGCCGGGTGCGGCGCGACCATCAGCGCGTCCAGGACGCAAAGGACGATGTGGCGCGCGCCAAGCGGCGGCACAAGGGTGTCCAGGCGGCAGAGACCCGGCTCCGGGCGGCACAGAAGGAACTGAAGGCGGCGGAGATCTCCCTCGCGAACGCCAAGCGGTCGGCGAAGACGTCGATCGCCAACACGATCGCCACGGGGCTCCTGAAGACGCTCTCGACAGGCACCTCGTCGGCCATCGCATCGGCCATCAAAAGCCTGGCGACGAAGCTACTGAACGCGGGCTACAACAAGACCGCCGCCAGCATGCAGAAGAAGGGCGGTCAGCTGGAGAAGCTCGCCGACAAGCGGGCGGCCGTACAGAAGACGATCGCCGCGGCCAACCAGTACGCGAGCGACCAGGCCTCCACCATCAAGGACTTCCTGTCGATTTCGGGTACATCGGCCACCGACGTCGGCGGCCTCATCTCGCAGATGAGTGGTCAGCAGAAGACGGCGAGCGGCTTCGTCGCGCTGACCAAGTCCCTCAAGGCCCGCGGTGCGTCGAAGGACTTGCTCCAGCAGCTGTCCGACGCGGGCCCGGGCAGCCAGCTCGCGACCATCCTCGGCCAGAGGAACGTCACCACCCAGGACATCAGCAAGCTCAACGGCCTGGTGGCCAGCGGCGGGAAGCTGGCGACGTCCTTCGGCAAGGACATGGCCGACCTGATGTACGACACCGGGAAGCATGCCGGAGAAGGCTTCCTTGCCGGACTGAAGGCCACGGAGAAGGATCTCCAGAAGCAGATCGACAAGCTGGCCAAGGGCCTGATTGCGGCGATCAAGAAGGCGCTGAAGATCAAGAGCCCGTCGATCGTCATGCGCGACGAGATCGGCAAGAACGTCGTCCTCGGCTGGGTCGCCGGAATGGACATGCACAGCCACCTTGTCGGGGGAGCCGCCCAACGCCTCGCCGACACCGCGTCCGGCGTGTCCGTGCGCCGCCGCTACGCGCCGACCGCCGCCAGTCAGGGTGGCGCCCGCGAAGAGGCACTGTGGGAGCGGCTCGCAAGCGCACTCGAGCAGCAGGCCAGCCGGGACAGTCACCTCACCGGTGAACTGCGCCTCGACTCCGGCGAACTGCTCGGAGTCATCCAGGGCGCCGTGAAGCCGCAGATTAAGGCCTCCGCGAACATGCAGGCCTACCGGGCCAAGGTCGGGCGGAGGAGCGGCGGATGACCATCTCGTATGTCGGGGCCGGCGCCTCAGCCAGCGGCACCACCAGCGTCACCTTGGCATACCCAGCCGGCGCCACCGCGGGCCGGCTCGCCGTGCTGCAGGTGATGTCCGGCGGGAGCGGGGACCCGATGCCCTCGACCCCGTCCGGGTGGACGCTGGCTGGCTCCCTCACTGGAGGCGGCGGCGCCTTCGGTTCCGGCACCGGTCCTCGGCGCCTGACCTGGTTCATGCGGGAACTCGTCGGCAGCGACTCCACCCCCAGCACGTCCATTCCGTCCAGCACGGGCTCGGTGATCGGCGGGGAGATCTTTGTCCTCTCCCGCACGGCCGGGACCGGCTGGCGGTGGGCCGCAGCCTTCGGCGAGGACACCGTCTCGGGCACTGGGTTCAGCGCGCCCGGGCAGTCCGGGCTCACCTTCACCGCTGGGGACTTCATCGCCCTCGGCTACAGCCTCGCCCTGAGCACGTCGTCGATCGGCACCGAGAGCGCCACCGCGTCTGGCGTCACGTTCGGCACCTTCACCCACCAGATCAACGTCAGCGTTGCGACGGGCAACGGCGGCAGGCTCGGCATGGCATGGGCCACCGTCACCACCGGGGCCAGCACGCCTACACCGACCGTTACCGCCACGCTGAGCGCCGCCACGATCGGTGTGGCAGGAGTGCTGCGTATCCGCGAAGCCAGCTCGGACGTCAACGCGACCGCGCAGTCCGTTTTCCCGCCCCGCAACCTGGTGTCGGCGACGGGACTGACCGGCGACGACATCGTCACGGCGACCCTGTACCGGCAGGTCGACACCACGCTCACGCCGGTGCGCGCGGCCAGCGGCATCGACGTGACTGGGCAGGCTTCGCTCCTGCGGGTGGATGCCGAGCAGCCGTTCGGGATCAGCGTGAACTACGCGGCCGTTCTCACGGACGTCAACGGCACCCAGTGGATGGTCTTCTCGGGGCCGATCACGTCGACCGTGGCCAGCGACGTCGTGTCCGACGCGATCCGCGGCGTCGGCGCCGCCGTGAAGATCGAGAGTCCGCTGGAGTGGAAGCGAGACCGCGACAGCAGCCAGTTCAACATCA